CCTTCTTGGCGCGAGGCTTCTTCTCCGGCTTCTGATCGCCATCCAGAGGCAGCGACTTCTGGTCCTTGTCCGACTGGATGTCATCCATCGCGTCGGCGAACTGGCGCTCGTACAGAACCAGGACTACTTCGGACTTGTCCTGGGCCTTGGCGATCAGCGCGTTGAAGTGCTGTTCGTTGCCTTCGACGGTACCGGTGATCTGGCTCTTCGCATCAATCTTCATCGACTTCAGGGTCATGATCACCGACGGAGTTCCGCCGCTGGCGATGGTGCGCGACACGGTCAGGGCCAGCTCGGTGAACGCCGCTTCCAGTTCTGCCAGAACGGCGTCCTGCTGCTTCTCGGTCATCTTGTTGTAGCCGACCTCATAGCGCGCCATCTGCGCACGGGTCGCCTTCACCATGTCGTGCACAACCAGGCGGGAGCATTTTTCCATCGGCAGCAGGCCTTCTTTATCGGCGGCCTCAAGGATCGCTTTTTGTTCAAGATTCATCTGGTCTTTCCTTTCGTTGGGTTAAATCAAGGTTTTGGTGAGTTCAAGCAACTCGGCTTCAGTGCCGAAGGTTTCGATGAAGCGGTTTTTCGATCCGTGGATGCTCGGCACTGAGAGGCCGGCGGTGCCACGGTGATGCATCGGACAAAGCGGTATAGCTTCAAGGTGGCTTGCTCGCCTTCCGGCGCCTGTACCGGCCCTTGGGTGGTGAATCTCTGCTGGCGTTCCAGGCGTTCCCTGTTTGAAGCAGGCAATGCACCCGATCTCTGCGACCCTGTTCAGGTGTCGGCGTTCTTCATTTGTCATACCGACCGCCCCAGTGATCGACCTGAGTCCACTTCACGCCGCACTCAGCGCCATAGGCTGAGATCCATTCGATCAGCTCTGCACACTTGCGCATCGACAGCTTGCTGGTTGCCTCGTAAAGCACGTCGACACCCTGGCCATCGATCGCTGGGATCATCTGGATCGAGGCGCCGGTCTCGCGCAGCCAGGCGGCCGTGCAGAGGCGCTTCCAAACGCTGATGTCCCACTTCATCCCGGCGTGCGTAACCTGGTTGGCGATATCGCCGAGCATGGCATGAAGCTTTTTGTTCTGTTCAGCGCTTCGGTCGGCACCGGTGATGACCACCTTCCAAGGCTTGGCCAGGTCAAGCCCAGTAATCTGGCCAAGCAACCGCATGCGGTCTGATTCCGTCTCAAGCTTCAGTTCCATGATCAGGCCCCCAGAACTGCATCCATGCGCTTTTCAAGGATCTCGTAGAAGATCTTCGTCCGCGTCGCCATCTTCTTGATCATGATCTCGTCGCGGTAGACGCGCTTAACGAAGAGCGGCATCCCTGGCCAGTAGCTGACGAAGTCGATCCACTCCCGTTCAGAGACCCACAGGCCGCCTTGGCACTGCGGCAAATGCTCCTTTGGGACCTCGCCGGACAAGATCACTTCGACCTGGATCTTCGGAAGTTTGGTTTTGATCTCAAGAAGGCCATCGTCATAGATCGTCGAATCTGGGCTGTAACCACAGCCATGGTTCAGGATAATCGCGGCCTTCTGGCGAACAAGTCCTGTCTGGGCCTCGTACAGCGCGCCAGCCGGATCTTCGAAAGTGTGACCGCGCTCCGTGTGCCGGTTACCCTGGAATGAGTCGTCAGGCTCACCACAGATGCGCTCTCCGATCAGCTGATTCATGTAGGTGAATGCGCCAGCGCCAAGTCCAGATGAATGCTTACCGTCGACCAGGAGGCAATCGACGTTAGACATGGTGATGATGCCCAGGCGCAGGCCGTGCCACTCCGGCGAACCCTGCTCGACGTTGCGGATGATTTCGGCGGTCATTGCGCGGCTTCCGCTTTAGCGATGGACTTCTTCAGGCCGGCGACAACGCCGTCGAAGTTCAACTTCGTGACTTGATCTGATGACCCGTACATCTTCGCGAAGTTTTCTCGAACATTGGCGCTGCACTTCTCCAACAGAGTTTCGATCTGTTTGGCCTGGTGCCCAGTGATCACCGGATCGGCAGCAGCCTGCCCATCATCATCTGGCGCATCGCCGGTCGTGATGTTCAGCAGCGCGCACATGACGTACCGCTTTCCGTAGGTCACAGAAGAGCCGACGGCCTGAACGGTGTTGCGCCCCGCACCGGCATCGACCGGTAGCAGCAGCGTCGTCTCTTCCCGGTGCCCAGCGGCGTGAACAAGAATCCCGGTGATGCTGACGCCTTCCTTGACGTGCACGACCTTGAAGGTCACGGCGAAGCCATGCTTCTGCATCACTGGCTTGATCGCCCGATTGATGTCGTCGATGGTAGCGTATGCGTTGCCGGTGTGCTTATTCAGGCCGCCCTCGCCAACGGTCGGCATGTCGATTTGCATGGCGGCCAGAGAGGCATTGAACGCAGTCTCAGCGTCCTTGGTGTCCATCCGCTCTTTGAGTGCCATCAGACGTTCGAGCTTGTCGATGTCGCAGGATGGGTCGGTGGCTGCGCGGCTGATGACGGCCATGATGCTGTTGTCTTGCGAGACCTGGACGCTGACGCCCCGTGGCTCATTCAGTTCAATCAATTCGGACATGGGTACTTTCCTCAAGGCAACAAAAAACCCATCAAGCTAAGCACCGGTGGAACTCTCCTTTCAGATCGACCAGTGCCGGGGAGGCTTGATCATCAGGAGAACGGTGCTTACTTCATGGGTTTCAATCCCCGGCATCTGGTCTTACTTTGTCTCGGCGTTCCACGGCCTCAACGGAGCGAACTGTAATTCAGGTTTCTACTTCGAGCAAGGCCTTTAGATCAAAAATCGCATCACCTTCTTTCTTCGCTTTCGGCAGGTATTGAACCCTGGCTTCGAGGCAATACCGCGGGCCCTTCTTGCGAGAGAGACCGATCCTGTGGATATCGCCGCGCTTCATCCTGGCCAGGTCTTCGGGCCACAGGAAGCCGGCCTGGATCGGAACCATATACTGGATTCTCTCCAGCTCCCTGGCTCGCATCAGAAGCGATGCAAGTTCGCCGACGTGGACCATGCACATCTTCCGTCCGGATTGCTGCGCCATCTGCATCTCTGCTTCAAGGGCGTTTAGATCGACGGCGCTCATTTATTCATCTCCTTGACCTTGTCGAGGCAGGCGAGAGCTTGCCATCCAACCCATGCACGCTGAAGAGCTGGATCGCAGTATTCGCCATATCGCGCATCGCTCTTCGGAAGCAGGTCGCGAACATAACTCAGCGGTGCTTGAGGCCATTCGCGGCGAACCCACGCAACGAACTCGGCGCGCTCATCCGGCACCACCGATACCGGCGCGGTCTGATTTTCGAGGCAGGCATTTATCTCGTCGAGGAACGGGCCACGGGCGTAGACCTTTGCGCGCTCCAGAAGCTGCACCAGTTCCGACGATACCGGCGCGGGCTGCGAGGTATTTGATGCAAAGCATATTTTTGTATCGAACATTTTGTGCGATGAGAGCTCCACAAATCTGAGGCGATCGCATGTCGCGAATTCTTTATTTCCTTTGCGCCGATATAGGTAAATCGCATTAGCTGAGCTACAGCAACCTACGCACGGATCGCCATAATGGTCATGGCCGCATCCGTGGCACCACTCGCAATCCTCGTTGCTTGGGTGATCTGTGCGCGGCTGAAGCGAAGCTTTGTATGCTTTCACCGCATCCTCTTTTGACATTGGATAGCCAAAGCCTGCGGCGATCAATTCGGCTTCGGAAGCCACCGGCTCCCCCTGCCCGCCCTTCAGCCGCTCGATTTCAGCCGTCAATTCGTCAATCGTCTGGCCGCGCTGCGCCTTGTGATGGTTCGCCTGCTCAGTCAGCGAAGTCTGATTGCACAGGTCGATACGCAACTGTGCGATGGTGGCTTGCAGTTCGGCGAGTTCTGGCGGGGCGGATTTAATGTTGGCGAGCATATCTATAACGTCGTGCACCTTAACAAAATCCTCGCCATTGCTTTCGAAGCGCTCAAGATCGCCGACGCATGCTGGTTCAGGCTGGCGCTCGACGACAGGGGCGGTTAAGTCCAGTAGCAAGGTCGGGTTGAGGGCGGCAATGAAACGCTTGTACTCCGGCGAGTCCCGAGACGTACCGCAAGCCAGTTCAGCAAGTTTGCGGATTTCAATTTTACTGCTCATTCGCTTGCTCCCGATTCGGTGGGTTTGTTCTTCAGCGCTACTCCAGCGGGGCATGAACAGTATCCGCGCCAGTCACCAATTGCGTCGATGTATTCGCCGGAGCCGTCACATGAAGTACACGCGGCTGGTACCAATTCGGTGGGCTTTGTCATCCTGCGGATAGCTCTGGCAAGATCCGCATGGCCGGAGCCATCAGCACTAGATATACTTTCGAACCACTCAATCGATTGCTGAACAGCTTTTTCGAGAGTCGCATTCCGCTGCTCGGCGGCTGTCAGGCGCTTTTCGTGCACATCCACCAAATGGTCGATACCCCATTGAACCTTTCCATCAAGCTGATCAGCCGTCAGCTTGTCGGCGTTGTAACCACCGGCGCCAAGGCTGAATGCCAGCGCACGCATTGCCTGATCGAACTTGGCCAGCTCTTCCCGCAGCGCAGCCAGCTCGGATTGGGCTATGTCATATGCAGAAGCTGGCACAAGATCACAGCGCGCCGAGTACTGCCCTGGATACTGATCGTCGTAGAGGTAACGCTTTACTTCACTCATCTTCCTATCTCCTGAATCATGTTGGATAAATCGGCGGGGCGGTTAGCGGGTGGCGCGGGATTTTGCGCAGGCTAGCCATGAAGACCATGCCCAGCCGGTTATGTCATTGGAATAGTACCCATCCCCCAGCCTGCTCAATGAGAAGTCGCGTTGAGTGGCCCATGCTTCGAATAACTGGCGCTCCTTCTCTTCATCGAAACCAGTTGCGCACTTCCAGGCCTTCAACCACCACGCCCACAAGGCCAGTCGATCAGAACCTTGAACGCCAACATGATCGGCGGCCTTCTTGAATTCTTCCTTTGAAATACTCATGCCCAAAACCCCTCATCCCGCAATTTAGATTTGTGAACCGCCCGGCATATCGCCGCGACCAGCAGAACGGCCACAACGGGCCAGCAGGCGGCGGCGTAGAGGAAGATGGTCATGACGAAGAACCCATCATGTCATCGCCGAAGCATTCGCCATTGCAGTTTGGCGAGCCGCATTCAGGACATGGTGATTCTTTCAGCAAGGCTTTTTTGCAGCGCTCAGTGTGATGGCTCATCGACCACGGGCCATTGAAAAAACGGCAGCAGCCTGGGCATTCAAACTCTGATTCGTACTGCTCATCGCGTTCGCTCACAGTGGTTCTCCGTAATCGTTATCAGGCGGATCAAAATCGTCTAAGGCTTTCTGCCGGAGCTCGGCGTCTGTAAGTTCAACTTCGCCAGCTCCATTGCATCGTGGGCAGTCAATAAAAACTGAGTTCATGCGGTGCCATACAGAACCATCGCCGTCGCATCTATCGCATGGCTTCATAATCGCCTCGAGTTCATCCGGCGGATCGAGTGGAGGGCCGCCGACGTAGAATCTGTTCGTTGGTTTCATTGCTTCAACCCCTGCAGCTTCAGTAGGTTGAACACACCTCGACCGGTCTTTCCGCCGCGAACGATGAACTTGCCGGTACCTGGCCAGAAGTCGATGGTGATGGAATCGCCGCTGACAATCAGGTGAGCGCCCATGTTCTTCGATTCGAATTTGATCCCGTTTTCTTCGAGGATCTTTGCGCTGCTCTCGCGGTTGTCGGCTCGGCGCTTTTGTGATTCGCCCTTGAGGCCGTTGAATAGTTCGCCCATGTCACCCATCAGATCAGCCCTCGTCCGGCGGCAAAAAGAATCAGCACAATCAGGATGCCGGTCACCCACAGATCGGCCTTTGTGACGCGCCCGCTACGCATGACGCACCGTCGCGTGCCAGACGCCATTAATGCGGCAGGGCGTTCGCATCCACGGGATCGACTTCATGTCGCGGTAACCCATGTTGAACAGGGCCTTGAAGATCCCGGTCGCTTCCCGGGTGATGATTGGAATGTTCATACGGGGATTACTCCTTCAACGTAGAGGGCGATGAAGGCGGCCGACACATGCGCCGCGATCACCAGAAAGGCAGTCAGCTCAAGAGCGAGCCGCATCAGTCGCACGCCTAAGCTCGACGGCGCCAACGACCAGTGCTGCAGATTCGGTCTGTGCGCGGTAAGACCGCCATTCCTCAGGCAGCAGCAACCCGCAGGCCAAGACCGTATCAACCAGTTCATTCGCCGCAGCCAGGCGCTCATAAGCGATCGGCTTGTATTTAGGATTCTTGGCGTGAGCCAAGAGTGTGTCGAAGCGTTCTTGCAGGGCTGGCTGAAGCATTTCCGTTATCTCCGATTATCAAGTTCGTTCAGGTAGCGTCCCCATTGGTCGCCCCATGCAGCGGCGATTCCGGGATAAGTTTCGGATCGCTTCAGCCATCGTTTGGCCCCGGGGCTTTCTCGATTCTGGCCAGAATCCGTTTGGTTCGACCAGCGGGGTAGATAGCGACCAGACCCGCAAGTCGGGCAGCGATCTAGACCGTACCTAAATTGGTGCCGGTTCTCACATAAAAGCCTCGGCTCCGCGTAACCCGTCGGGACGATTCTCGGGATGTCCGAGCTCTGCCATCCATCCTCATCAGCGAGCCAAAGTCCTGTTGCCTTGCTGGCGTCGTCGCCATGCTGGAAGGGGTGGATCACCTGCGTCGGTGGCCGTATGGCGGTGTTGATAAACGATACAGCAGGGTTCTCGATGGCCTTCCGGTACGGAAGCTTCAACAGCCTCCGAAAGTTTGCCACCTCAATGTCACGCTGGTCTCTTCGAGCCTTGCCAACCAGCGTTTCCGGCTTGACCTTCTGGTGGTAGCCGACACCGGGGAATCGCTCGAAGTCAGCGTCCAAGAACGCCCACGCAGACGAGGTTGTCAGGACGGTGCACATCGGATGGAAGAGGCCGAAGTCCCACCCGGGCATTTCCGCTACTTCCCAGATGTCGCACTGAAAATGCTTCGGCGCCGAGCCGCGAGCTGGGAGAACGTCGCAGGTCCACACGTCATGTCCGTGCGCCTCGAAAGCCGCACGGGTCAGAGGGCAAGCAGAGTAGCCAATAAGCACCTTAGCCATTTGATTAACCCTTGAAATTGCGCAGGAATGTCATGAACTCGGCTTCCGGCATCGCTTCGCCGACCTTGATCACTTCCACCGACTTTTTGCTTTCGCGGTTGAAGTTAACAACTTCAAGCTGAAATTTGCCCTTGGTAACAGCAACGCTGTAGTTGGTACCGGTAGCGGCGCGGAGTGCGTGGATCAGGGCTTGGCGTTCGGTGGCTGCTGCGTTCATGGTTGTTACTCCTGTCTTGTGGCATTTCGTTTCGATGGGTGAACAATATCAACGCAAGGAAATTGCGTCAACAAGCATTTGAGATATTTTTATCGGCACAGGCAAACCATGGATGAGCATTAATAGCATGTTGGTCACGCACAAAGAAAAGCCCGGCGCAGTGGCCGGGCTCTGTGTGGAGAGTAGTCATTGTCAGGCGACGAGCTTCAGCTCGACGGGAGCCTTCTTCACCGCTTGCGCCAGGGCGCGTCGAAGCTTGGCCTCGAACTCTTCTCGATCCTCGGGGGCCAGGTTCTTGATCGCCGTGTAGATGTCATGCACCAGCGCGCCAGTGAGGACGTCGTCCTTGGAGACCTGGACGCCGAGCAGGGACGCGGGCTTCTCTTCGGCCTCACGCTGAGCATCGCGGATCTCTCGGATCGCGACGCGCATCTCGCCCACAGTCTTGAAGCGCAAGACATCGATCCCGGCCTTGTACGCACGACGGAACGCGGTTACGTAGTTTTTCACGGTCGCCGGTGCCGGCTTCTCGGTCGATCCATCCTTCGGGCGCCCGGCGGTGCGCGACCATCCGTTCTCGTCGTAGGCGATGCCGAACTGGTCGTTTGCTTGGTCCAGGGTCTTGCATTTGTTCTCAACGAGGAACGCCAGGATCTGAGCGCCAAGGCTCTCCCGGGCGTCATCGATGTCGTTCAGCTGCTTGAAGATCTTGGTCAGGGTGGTGGTCTGCTTGCTGGTCATGTCGATAGCCTGCATTGAAGTTGTCGCAAGGGGGAGCGCTCCTGATCCCCCTGCCGTCCGCGACACAGGCGGCTGCCTGGTAGATGGAAGTATGGCCCATATGCGCCATCGCGCAAGTTTATCCGTTCTCGGTGAAATCACTCGAAAGATGATTTAAGTGTTGCTCGAAATATTCGAGAGCCATATGATGTGCATGCAAACACTTCAACCACCGTCTAGGGGCGAACATGAATATCGGAAAATCACTGAAAATCTCACTGCTTAAAAACAACATGGAGCAGTCCGACCTGGCCCAGAAGCTTGGGATTCACCAGTCGAACATCAGCCGAATCGCCAACTGCAAGACCATCACCACCGAAACGCTCGAACGCATTGCTGGCGCCTTCAACATGAAGGTCAGCGAGTTTGTTGCTATCGGCGAGGATTGACCGATGGCCCGCATACGGACTGTGAAGCCTGAGCTGTTCAGGCATGAAGGTCTTTATGAGCTCGAAGCGGAAACCGGGCTTCCTGTTCGACTGGCCTTTGCGGGTCTGTTCACGGCATCAGACAGAGGGGGGTATTTCAAGTGGCGGCCGAGGGAGTTGAAGCTCGACGTCATGCCCTACGACTTGATCGATTTTTCACGCGTGATGGACGCGTTGGGCACGCGTGGCTTTCTCGTCAGGTATCGCGTCGGTGACGAGTGGTTCGGGCTGATTCCGACCTTCACAAAGCACCAAGTCATCAATAACCGAGAAAGAGTGAGTGATCTTCCTCAAATTGAAGACGCTGAAGAGATTTACGACTTCTCCCCCAATGAAAACAAGGACTTGCTGACGCGTGATTTACGCGTGAACGACGCGTCAGCCACGCGTGAGGGAAATGTTCAAGGGGAAGGGAAGGGAAGGGAAGGGAAGGGAACAGGAAAGGGAACGACGCGTGACTCGTCATTCGACCAGTTTTTCGAAAAGTTTTGGAAGCTGTACCCGAACAAGGTCGGAAAACCAAAAGCAATGGCGAAGCTGAAACTGATAAACCCAGATGGGAAACTCGACGAAGCGATCATGGAAGGTCTCGCAAGGCACTGTGTCAGCCAGGGCTGGCTTAAAGACAACGGGGAGTTCATTCCCCATCCGACAACTTGGCTGAATCGCCAAGGATGGGAAGACGAGGTGAAGCCGCATGTCGCAACAACCAACGGACAAAGAACGGGGTCAGGCCGCCTTAGCGCAGTTGACCAAGTCCGCGCTGAGAACGACGCCGCAGAAGCAAGGCGTCGAGCTGCGCGATCAGAAGCTGAGGTCACTGGACATCTACAAGAATCCCCACCAATCGACGGAGACTGGGACAGAGAGTTCGCCAGCATCCGCGACATTGATGGAAAAATTGTGGGTGATGATGGCGGGGCTTTACGGGCACAAGTGGATATCTTCCTACGGGACGAGTGACATCAAGCTGGATGATGACGGTAACGCTCGTCCTGATTCCGGGATATGGGCCAAGGCGCTGTCAGGTGTCAGTGGTCAGCAGATTGCCTACGGCATGAAGTTGTGCACCCAGCGAACCGGTGAGCAAGCGGCATGGCCGCCGTCGGCACCGGAGTTCCGTGATATGTGCCTTGCTGGTCAGTCAACCCTGGGCATCCCTGACGTCGCCACGGCGTGGCGCGAAGCCGTCGAGGCATCCAGCGACGTGATCAACTGGAAGTTCTCACACCCGATCGTGCACGAAGCCGCCAGACTGACGGACTGGTACAGCATCCGCAACGGCGTGCCCAAGGCAGAAACCGTGCAGAACCGGTTCAACAAGCGATATGCGGAGCTTACGGCGAAGATGCAGCGCGGCGAATCGCTGGTGGACGGCCAGTTGCTGCTGGGCCAGGAAGTGCAGGCCGGGGCGTTGGAGGTCAGCGACAAGCTGAACGACCTGGTGGTGAAACAACGCATCAAAGACCAAGGGCTCGACACCAAGTCGCCCGATGAACTGCGGGCCGAACTCCGCGCCAAGATGGGGATCAAGCGATGACGATTTCTTCACCGGTGATCCGCTACCACGGATCGAAGTTCAGGCTAGCGCCATGGGTGCTTGCACACTTCCCGGAGCACACCTGTTACGTCGAGCCTTTCGGAGGTGCCGCCGGCGTCCTGATGCAGAAGACCCGATCGTATGCTGAGGTCTACAACGACCTGGACGGCGACATCGTCAACCTGTTCCGCGTCCTGCAGGATCCGGTCACGCGATCGGAACTCACCGAGCGCTTGGTCTTCACGCCCTATTCACGCGAAGAGTTCGAGCTGTCGTGGGAGCCGAGCACCGAGCCGGTCGAACGAGCACGGCGAACGATCATTCGCGCCCAGATGGGCTTTGGATCGGCCGGCGCCACCAAGGGCGTAACCGGCTTCCGCATCGATACAAAGCGACAGTACGGCACGGCCCAGTCACTGTGGGCGACCTACCCTGAGCAACTTTCCGAGGTTGGCCAGCGCCTGAGCGGCGTGCTAATCGAGAACAGGCCCGCGATCGAGGTGATCATGGCGCATGACGGGCCGCAGACGCTGCACTACGTTGATCCGCCCTACGTGCATGACACCAGGTACAAAGGCGCATCGAGTGGCCGCTACTACAAGCACGAAATGGACGATGCGGCCCACCGCGAATTGCTCGGTGTTTTGCTCGAGCTGGAAGGAATGGTGATCTTGTCTGGTTACTCAAGCGAGATTTATGACGAGATGCTGACCGGCTGGAAAACCCATATCACCACCGCCAGGATTAGCGCGGGTCGTGGTACTGGTGTCCGAACTGAAAAAATATGGATAAGCCCTTCTGCTCAAAAAGCTGAAGGCCAAATTCGATTAATTTGAGGATTCCCAAATGACCCCAGCCCAGTCCGCCATCGTCGAACCGCTGCGCCGCGCCGGGTTCGAGATCGTCGTCGAGGCCGACGAGATCGTCCGCGTCACCCGAGGCGCCGACAAGCGCGTGATTTTCAAAGACGGCTCGCAGAAGCGCGGGCACCACACTGCAAGAGGTAAGGCACGATGAAGCCGAAAATTCGATCTGCTGCAAGCATAAGCAATTACTTCAAGTATGTATGCCGAGGCATTCGGCCTGATGGCGTTGACGCTTTTGGAATAGGTCACACCATGGAGCAGGCTTATGCCGATTGGTTGGTCTACGACGAAGCCGATATCCCATTCTGAAAAACCAAACGACCGGAGCAAGACCATGACCAATGCAATCGAACAGACCAGAATTTCCATGTACGACGCGTTCAACGCGATGAAGGCCGGCGGCCGGTGGCTGATCAAGAAGGCAAACTGCGAGGCTTTCGAGTCTGCGCTTGAAGAGCATTTGGAAGCCCTGCGCGCCGCGATGAAGACTCGCGAAGATGTTGGGCAGGCATTCAGCGAATCGCTTGGTCGTGTGGTTGCCGATCGCGATTCTTTGATCCTGCGCCTGTCAGCCATGACCCAGGAGCGCGACGAGATCCAAGGGCGGCTTCACGCCATCGATCACGCTTACGGCGAATCCCAGAAGGCGGTCAGTATCGCCGGCGAAGAGCTGCGCGAATGCCAAACCAATCTTCGGCACTGGCGCGAAGAGTGCGGGAAGATGCATGCAAAGGTCCGCGCATTCGAGTCTGGCGATATCCACAAGAAATATCTGCGTGACCGCCAAGATCTGATGAGCGCCGAAAAACTGAGCGACGAACTGAGCGAGAAGCTGACCCAGGCGACCTCAGTCATCGGCCGCCAAGAGCAATTGATCGCCGGGCAGCGCCACGCCATCGCCGAGCTCTACATGGATCGAGCTCGCATCCCTCGCGAAATCAGCACCTATGCCGCCTGGATCACGCGTGAGTATGAGGCCAGCAAGTCGGGCAACTGCCAGCACAGCTTTCAGCCGGCTTTCCCGTCGGGCCAGATGTGCACCTTCTGCACCGAGCGGCGCCCATGAAATCCAAGCGCCGCCGGCGCATAGACTGCCTGGCGTGCTTCTTCTTCGGAGTCGCGCTAAGCAACTTCGTCACATGCATAATTTGGATGCTCAACACATGAACAGAATGGAAGCCTTCGAGGCTGATTGGGCCGACCGGCACGACATCCCGGTCGATACCCTGGCGCAATACCGGCACGCGGACGGCAGCGGGTACAAGCTGCCCGACATCGCGAAGAACTACAGGACCTGGTGCCAAGCGCTTGATTCGGTCGTGGTTGAATTGCCCGGGACTGAATGTTTCGGAAGCTACAGCGAAGAAGCTGCACGGGTAGCCATCGATGGATGCGCTGACGCAATTGAAGAGGCTGGAATAAAATGGGTGAGATCATGAACGAACAACTTGATGGCCGGATTGAGCTCGGCAAGCAGATGTGGAATGTCCAGGCTCCTGGCTTCATCGAATGCGCGAAACGCAACGGGGTTGAATCGGCTGAAGACCTGGCTGCGCTGTTCGCCGGATTCATGGCCGCGGCAACCGGCTCGATGATCTCGATGGCCGGCCCACAGATGGCGATGTCCGTGCTCGGCAGCGTGAGCAAGTCCTGCGCCGCACAGACGGTCGAGCGATACGTCGCTGGCTGCGATGGTGGCGACCGCCAAGATATCGTTGTCATTGGCGCTGGCGGAAGGCACAAAGCGAAATGAACCTTCCGCCAAGCGTCCTTGTCGACGGCAAGGTGTGGAAGCTCTACAGCGTCGAGTTCAAGAGCCCAGACGGGAAATTCTCGGCGTACTTCTACGCCCTGAGCCTCGAGCACGCGAGCTACCAGGTTGAAGCGATGCGCATGAACGGCACGCTCTGCGATATCTGCGCCGACGAATGACCGAAAACAGACCAGAGGAAATACCAGATGAAACGATTTACAGCTGAGCAAGCAAGGGATATGGCTAGGGCGAAAGATCCAGCGTTCGCCGTCGACACGATCCTTGCCAGTGTGGCAAAGGCCGCCGGAGAGGGGAAATACATCATCACCGTCAGAGATTATGGGTTCGGGACCAGCACGTATTGCAACGAAAGGGACTACCCGGACCTGTGCAAGTCCATTTTGAAAGAGCTCCGGGATCTTGGATTCGAATGCGTGCCTTGCGCGATCGAGCGTCAGTTCGTTGATTTATGGCTCGAAGTCAGATGGGCTGAAGAGGTTGCGAAATGAACGATTACAGCGAACTGAAGAAGGCGGCAGAGGCAGCCAGCAAAGACGGGTGCCACATCTACATGCACGCCCGCGATGATGGGAATTGGTCGGCAAACGCAAAATTTCATACCGCCTGTAAACCTGAAGATGTTCTGGCGCTGATAGCCGATAACCAGCGCCTTAGCGAGCTGCTTGAATGCTCGCAGGGCGACTTCCGGCAAGCCATGCAGATCGCCGAGAAGAACAGCAAGGATGCCGAGCGGTATCGGGCAATGCGCGAAAAGGCAATAACCTGGCGTTCTGCGCTGCCACATCACGGGCCAGTAACTGAGGCTGACTACGACGCCGAATGCGATGCAATGCGTAAGGAGTCACCGAATGTCTGAAGTTTTCATCCTGATCCCTGGTGCGCCATTCGGGAAGCAGTCGGTGCGCTCGACGGTTCGCGGCGGATTCGCAGTGAGCTACATGCCGAAGGAGACGGTCGAATATGAGGCGCACTGCGGGCGCGAGGCCTCGCTCAGCATGCAGGGCCGGCCTCTCATCACCGGCCCGGTCGAACTGAAGATCCAGCTGTTCTATCCGATCCCGGAGTCATGGCCGAAGAAGCGCAAGGAGGCTGCCCGGCTCGGGATCATCGTTCCGACCAAAAAGCCGGATAGCTCGAACTGCTTGAAGGCGATCGAGGACGGATTCACCGGAGCCGTGTGGGTTGATGACTCCCAGGTCGTCGACCACCACATCACCAAGCGGTTTTCCGATGAGCCCTGCGTGATTGCCATCGTGACGCCACTTGCCTTGCAATCCTGCTGACCTGTACCATCATCAGCGCAGGCGGCGTACTGGTCTGCGCCGTGGTCTGGAACCTGCCGGTTGGTCCACGACACGGACCCCTTCACGGGATAGCTTGCTCAAGCTTGGCCGGCTCTGTGAGCCCAGAATGGTAACCGGCCACCTACACAACCAACGCCAAGGGCCCGCAGATGCGGATCATCTTTATCGGAAAGCGCGTCACCGTTGGCGACCTCGGAGCGGTGGCACTGGCAAGCGGCTGGCAAATAACCAGTTGGGCAACAGGCAGCTGGCGCGCTTTACCGATGCAGATGAATGCCATTCCCCGCAGTGCACGGCGGACAACCATGATGGTATGAGTCTTGGGTCGGAATGAGCAGCAGGACAAACCATCAGTCGGTTACCTGTCTCGACAGCGCCGGCCATCTGCAACAGGCCCAGCCTAAACCGGCTGGGCTTTTTTATTGTGGTTGATCTATCATCATGGTTCCTTGAGGAAACATCCCCACAAAGCAAGAGGACCATCATGATGAAACGACTGCTCCACTACTGCGCATTTGCGCTCATGGCCTGCTTCGGCCCGGCCATGTTCGAGCGGCTTGAGCGGCCGGCATTCTTCCTGTGCAAATCGCTGAAAATCGCGTTCGACCTTCCAGGTGTTGCGGCCACTCGCTTCAAGATGGCGCTGGCATCCTGGCGAACGGGTAGTTCATCCGAGACGGGGATTTCCACTTCAAGCCTGCGCGCATCCAGCAACCACTTCGTAATCGGCAATGCGACCGGCCTACCTGAAAAGGTTGGCTGGGCCATCTGACAAGCCATGAAGCCATAAACGAAGATGTGAAAAGCCCGGCGATGCTGGGCTTTTTTGTGGGCGAAGGTTTAGACTTGCCCAATAACACAGGGCCAGACCATGAACGAACTCGAAGACGCAATCCAAGACCTTGAACTCGAGGCCGCAGAGCTCGACCAGCTCGACGACCTCAACGACGAATAGAGACCAGGCCATGACCGAACAGACCAGATACGAACCGTTACTCAAGTGCAGGAACTGCGGCGCGCTGCGAAACGACCATCCGCACGACGCCAAGTTTGAAAACGAATTCAAGCGCAAGCGGTTTTGCCCATGCTGCGCCTCTTCGGCCGGATGGGATGACGTTCCAGGCCAGTGGATCTCGCATTCGATCTGGTGGAAGCCTTCGACGTGGTTCACCGGGTATCTCGTCGAGGTGACGCCATGAGCAAGGACAAGGAAAGCCAGCTTTCACCGGAGCAGTTCGCGCTCTACAGGAAGCTCACCAGGCTGCAGCGAGCGCTATGCCTTGGCGTGTTATCTGGGCTGACCCAGCGCCAGGCATACAAGCAGGCAGGCGGCAAGGCGAAGACGGAACCGACCATGGATGCGTGCGCTTCGGAGATCCTAAAAAATCCTATGGTGAAAGAGTTCATGGATTCGATGTATGCGCCGCAACTCGCCGAGTCGATCATGACCCGGGATGAGGCAATGCAGATCCTGTCCGGGATCACTCGAGCGCCGCTGACGGGAAGCCGGGTTCGCATCCATGCTGTGCAGCAATTGGGCCGCATGCAGGGCTGGGAGGCCGCCCAGAAGCACGACCTGACTGGCCACATCCTGACCAGCGAGGTCCCGCTCACAGACGCCCAGCGCGCTGTCCTCGATAAAGCGCTCGAAGATGATGTATGAATGCCATCGTAAAGACGCCGATTGCTGATGCGGTCGGCAACACCCACGGAATCACCCCCCAGCACCTGCTGACCCGCATCCGAGAGAAGTGCGAAGAGAGCTTCACCTATTACGCCCGGTACATGTTCAAAGCGAGGAAGGGCGTGAAGTTCGCGTTCAGTGACCACCACCAGGTCATTTGCGACGACCTCGAGGCGATTTACCGGGGCGAGATCCAGAACTACATCCTGAACATGCCGCCGCGCTACTCGAAGACCGAGCTGGTTATCGTGCTGTTCGCGTCCTGGTGCTTCATGAAGAACCCGCGCTCGGAGTTCTTGCATCTCTCGTACGCTGACAAGCTGGTGAAGCGCAACTCGGAGGGTATCCGCTCAATCGTCACATGCGCCGAGTTCCGGCAGCTCTGGCCGCACATCACCATTTCCGGTCACACATCCTCGAAGGACGCCTGGGCAACTGCGCAGGGCGGCGTGTTCATGGCGGCCCCGTCCGGTGGTTCGGTAACCGGCTTCGGCGCCGGCCGCATGGATGAGTGGGACGAAGAGAGCGAAACCTTCAAGTTCTCCGGCGCGCTGATGATCGATGACCCGCTCAAGCCCAAGGACTACAAGCACGAGACCATCAGGGAGGAGGTGAACACGAACTGGGATGAGACGATCAAGTCGCGGCGAAACAGCCCCAGGACGCCGACCATCGTCGTGATGCAGCGCATCGGCGAGAAGGACTTCACCGCGTACCTGCTGCAAGACACCGAGATGAAATGGTTCCACCGGTGCATGCCTGCGCTGATTGACGAAGGCCTTCCAACTGAGCGCGCCCTCTGGCCAGCCAAGCATTCGGTTGAAAAGCTGATTGCCATGCGCGACAAGAGGAACGACCGCGGCGAGATCAATCCGATCGCCCGGGCCATGTTCAATAGCCAGATGCAGCAGAAGCCAACCAGCGCCGAAGGCAACTTGCTCAAGGCCAGCTGGTGGCGCTATTACGCCAGCCTCGAGGAAGTCACCCAGCGTTGCACGTTCTTTTTCTTCACCGGGGACACGGCCTATACCGAGAACACCGCGAACGACCCGTCAGCCTTCATGCTGTGGGGTGCGGAGCGGGGCAAGCGGCTGTATTTGCTCGGGCGCGTGACGGGACACTGGGAATTCCCGGACCTACTCAAGAACTCGAAGGCCTTCTGGGAAACCCAGCCGGACGCAAAAGCCATGTTCATCGAGGCCAAGGCCAGCGGCCTGAGCCTGATCCAGTCGCTCAGGAAGCAGGGGATCAAGGCGAAGCCCTGGAAGCCTAAGGACTATGGTTACCCAGACGACAAGGTTGGCCGAGTCAAGGAGGCGTCCTGGCTCATCTTCAACGGCGACGTCTGGCTTCCTGATCCGGAGATAGCGCCATGGGTCGACAGCGTCGTCGATCAGTGCTCAGCCTTTTCGACCAACGATTCGCACGCAAACGACGATGACGTAGACTGCATAACCACAGCAACTTCAATCTGGTCACATTATGGCGGGGGTACAAAACGTGCCGAAATACAAGCGCAAGACGCCGAGGAATCTCGGAAGCGGGCCTAAGACGGCACGGGTCAAGAACAACGTCGGCCGATTCTCCGGGCTCGGGACAGAGTTCGACTACAGCCAGTACCAGGCCCCTGCGAGCGTTCCGCTGACGCCATTCCAGCAGGACAAGTTCTGCGTCGATCTCTATTACACGGACTGGGCGGCGAAGAAAATCATCAGCATCCCCGTCGAAGACATGCTTCGGTACGGGTGGCAATACGAAGGCCTGGCAGATGACCAGGCCTCTTTGCTTATCACGATGCAAGACTCAATGTCCGTGCTAGAGCAGGTCAAGCAGGCGATGCGCCTTGAGCGCCTGGTCGGTGGCTGCATCATATTCATGGGCATCGTCGACGGCCAGACCGACCCCGCCAGGCCGGTGAACTATGAAGGCCTGCAGAAAGGGTGCCTGAAGTTCCTGAACGTGATCCCGCGAACCCGCGTGACGAATACCCGGCTGGATTATGACCCGCTGTCGCCGACTTACGGCCGCCCGGTCACCTATTGGGTGAACGGCGTAGAGGTTCATGAATCGCGCCTGATCCTGTTCAAGGGCGACCCGCTCCTACAGGTTCCTGACTCGACCATCATGCCGACCCAGTGGACGCGGAACGATGGGTTCGGCGTGTCCGTGCTGATGCCGCTGCTTGACGACCTAACCCGGGCCACAGGTTCGCGCCAGGCGGCCTATCAGCTTGTGCAGCGCGCCAGCGTGTTCCTGTTTCAGGCTGATCTTATGGATCTTGAGTCGACCGTTCAGGGGAACGAAGCGATCAAGAAAATGCAGAACATCGTCAACCAGATCAACCTGTTTCGCGGCGCCGTGGTCGACACCCAGCCGGGCCAGTCCGCGCCGATCACCACCATCAGCCCATCATTCGGCAGCGTCCCCGAGCTGGTGATGACGTTCCTTCAGGTGCTGGCTGCCGCCGGCGACATCCCTGGGAGCCGGTTCTTCAGTCAGGCACCGGGCGGCCTTAACGCACCGGGCGACACCGAGCTCGAAAACTATTACGGCCGGCTTGAATCCGCCCAAGAGCAGGACCTGCGCCCTAAACTGATGAAGATCCTGAAGGTCCTTGGGCCCTCCGCTCTCGGCGATGCGTACAGCGAAGTTAAGATCGATGTCACATTCAAGCCGCTGTGGTCCTTGAGCGAAACGGAGCAGGCCACCATCAGGGCTCAGGACACGACAAACATCCTCGCCATTCAGGCGGCAAACCTGCTGAGCGACTTCGAGGCCCTGGAAGAACTGCGTCTGCGCGACGTGCTCATCGTCGAGAAGGACGCCGAAGAGCTGGAAGAGGCCTCATCGCCGGAAGACATCACCGACCCGGCGGCTGACCTGAGCAAAACCATCGCAGAATTGGGGGGAGCAAATGACGTGCCTCAGGTGTGAAATCGCAAGGGCGAAGATCATCGCTATGGCCCTCGGAGGTCTGCGCAAGTCGGCCGATGAGATCGTCGAAGACCTTCAGGGACGATATGGCGACATGTACCAGCTGAAGCAAAGGCGCATAGTCCGGTGCCATGCGACGGGGGATGTCCTGATCTACGAGGAGCGGCGATGATCATCCTGCCGAAGGACGCCCAGAAGGCGAAGAAGAAAGAGCGAACCATGAACGCGGCCAGGGTGCCGCGTTCGGTCCGTAAAAACTATCTGGATCTGCTCGACCAACAGGTCAAATTCCTGAAGGCGCAGACGGCCAACCTTTCGGACCTGCTCAAGTCTGGAGCTGACCGGGCAACCGTCGGCAACACGCTCGCACAAATGGCCGCATCCGCTCAGGCGAGGCTCGACCAGCTGGCCCCTGGCACGGCCCGATCATTTGTGACGGCAGCCGACACAGCAAACAAGCAGGCCATCCAGAAGAACATTGCCTCGGCCCTGAGCGTCGACTTCGCCACGGTGATCGACGGGCCGGACATCAAGCCACTTATCGACCAGGCCATAATCGACAATACAGGCCTGATCAAGAGCATCAGCCAAGAGCACTTCGCCAAGGTCGGGCGCGCTGTGCTGGATAACTATCGCGGCGTTCCACAGGTTGGCGGTGTCTCGCTGACCCAGCGCCTGCAGGACATCGGCGGAATCACCAAGACCCGCGCCAAGTTCATCGCCCGGGACCAGACGGCAAAGTTGACCGGCGACCTCAATCAGTCGCGCCAGCAAGACAACGGAATCGATGAGTACACCTGGCACAACTCGCAAGATCGGCGCGTGGTCGGCAACCCGAGCGGCCTCTACCCCAAGGGTAACCGTGTGCATGGTGATCATTGGGATCGTGAGGGAGAAACCTTCAGCTGGGCGAATCCCCCGTTTGACGGGCATCCAGGGCATGCGCCGAACTGCCGGTGTTATGCTAAACCGAAGTTGAACCTCGAAAAGCTGAAGGCTCAGTACGTATGAGAATCACGACCGCCGCACGAATCCAAAACAGCGCCTGGCGCTTTGACCCCGACACGGGGTTTTTGCGTTGTACCGCGTCGATCCTTTGCCCGGGCGTGATGACCTACGCTCGCGCCGAGCTCGAGGACGCGAACCCGCCGGAAGGCCTGCAACAGCTGAAGATGTACGTCTCGCCGGAAGAACTGGCCGCGCCCGATGGCATGTCGACGCTCGAAGGGATGCCGGCGGTCGTCGGCCATACCTGGCAGCAGGCCGGCGCCCTGACCAGCTGCGGCAACATTGCCGGCGCCCCGCGCATCTCCGACGACGGCCATTTGATCGCCGATATTTTGGTCACCGATCCGGAGGCCGTTCGGCGTACCATGCTGCCCGAAGGCGATCCTTCGAAGCTTCAGGAGATCTCCAGCGCAGGTGACTGGCAAATCCTCTGGCAGCCAGGTATCAGCCCTGACGGCCAAGCATACGATGGTTTATTTGTAAAGCTCCGTTATAATCACGTTGCGCTTCTGCCTCCCGGTGCGGGTCGGGCGGGTGCTTCAGTCCGCATCATCAATGAAAAAGAGGCTACCAAGATGGAATTCACTCGCGTTCAATTGCGCATGGCGGGCGGCAAGCTGCGCTTCGTCCGTGTCGCAAACGAAGACGTCAACGCCCTCGAAGAGGCCATGACGGAAAACGAAGAGGCCGTGAAGTCGGCCATTACCCCGGACCAGCTTCAGGCGGCTCTCGATGAGCTGGCCGGGCTGAAGAAGGAAACCGCCGACAAGAACACTCGCATCGCCGAGCTCGAAGGCATGATCCAGACCTACAAGGATCAGCTCGACGCAGCTACTGCACCCGAGACAGTGGCCGCCGCAGCCGACCAGATGGCCGCCGAGAGCGAAGAGGCGACCTCCGTCATGAACGCCGCCGGCCTGCAGCTGACCCCTGAAGACAAGCGTCTGCGCGGTCACGCTCTGCGCTCCAAGGTGGTGAACTCGGTTCGCGTCAAGAACGGCAAGGCCGCTTTGTCCGAGGAAGAGCTCAAGGAAGAAGGTTTCGTGAAGGGAATCTACAAGGTCCTGGCCGAAACAGCCGGGAAGCGCCAGGATCTGCCAGCAGGCCACGCCGTCGTCACCACCACCGTTCAGAACTCGAACGACAAAACCACTCCGAACATGGCGAACTCGCAAGACAGGTTCAATCGCATGTACGCCCCTAAAACCGAGGGTAAATAATCATGACTCTTACAGCAGTTCAAACCGCAGTCTTCGACACCTTCGGCACTCTGTACGTGGGCCAGCTGGCTGACTACAGCTCGAACGCGCTGATCGATGGCGTCCGCAGCTTCCGTACCGAAACCGTGGTCAACTTCGGTCGTGGTGTCGTCAAGGGAACCGCCAACCAGCAAAACGATTCGGTCCGCACGCCATACGGCGTCAAGACCCCGCTCGCAGGCTCCGTGCTGGCTGACATCGTAGGCATCGCGATCCTGACCCAGTCTTCGAGCTCGAACTCTTCGAACGAAGCGGTCACCGTGCGCGCCAAGACCATGATCCCGGTTGCCGAAGTCGGCTCCGGCGCCATCGTCGGTGCACTGGTTCCGGCAGGCATCACCATCGCTCACGGCGACCCGGTGTACATGTCGGTATCCCACGCAACCATCCCAGTCGGGGGCTTCTCCAACGCTGCCGCCACCGGGTTGATCGGGCCAATCGTTGGCGCAACCTGGTACGGCGCTGCAGCTGCAAGCACCGTCGGCAAAATCAAGATCTAAGGGGAAGGGAAAAATGAGCCGTATCCAGAACTCTGCAAAACTGGCCAAGGACCTCGGCGCTGTCGATGGTCAGATGGTCGGCGTCCAGAACGCCATGACACCGGGCAACCCTGCCGGCCTGAACGGCGCCATGGGCTTCACCGTCGACATCTTCGAGCAGGTCACCGCGAAAGCGTATGACGTCCTGATGCCGGAGATCCAGTGGAACAAGACGATCGCGCCTGGTTCCATCGACACCTCCATCAATGCCGGTGCCAAGCTGACCAGCTACCGCGTTCGCGACCGCCGCGGCAAGGGCGCCTTCGCCGCTGTAGTGGGCAAGGACACCCCGACCGTAGGCGTGACCCAGAACAAGGTGGTAATCCCGCTGGAAGTCGCTCGCGTCATGGCCTCGGCCGACTTGGACGACATCCGCGCCGTGGCCTTTGGCTTTGAAGGCATGAACCTGCTGACCGACCTTGGCGTCGTGATGCGTGAATCCTCCGAACGCCACATCGAAGACACCTTCTTCTTCGGTTATGCGAACCTGGACTTCGCCGGTTACCTCGACTATGCCCTTGTTCCAGCCACCACCGCAGGCACCAAGGCCGGCGGCGGCACCACCTGGGCAGTGGCCACCGGTGACGAGATCGTCAAAGACATCAACCTGACCGCGATCGGCACCGTGTACACCAACAGCAAGGGCGTGTTCCTCCCTGGCCGCGTCGAAATCCCGCTGGCTCAGCTGGTGCAGATCTCGGCTCAGCGCATGGGTGGCGCTGCTGGTGCAACCGGCGAGAACGTCACCGTTCTGGAATACGTGAAGAAGAACAACCTCTTCACCAGCCTGACCGGGCAAGAGCTCCAAGTGGTTGGCCTGCGCTACCTGACCGGCGCCGGCGTTGGCCCATCCAACCGGATGATCGTCAGCGAATACAAGGACGACAACAACTACATGCCGATGTCGATGCCGTTCCAGATGCTGCCGCCGCAAGATCGCCAGTTCGCGACCGACCTCTTCGCGGAATGGAAGTTCGGCAGCTTCCACAAGCCGTACCCGACCAGCGCCATCTTCGTCGACGGCATCTGATCAGCAGCAAACCGAAGGGCGCCCGAGTGGCGCCCTGACCCTTTTCCAGCATAGAGAGACCAGCACATGTACAGCATTCAAAACCGCATGAAGCGCACCTGGATCGTTCCGGCCACTTTCAAGCCTGACAACTCCGTGTCGTTCGACAACGTCAACATCGCCCCGGGCTCCTCCGCTCTGGTGCAGGACGATCACTGGGACCTGGTGAAGAAGGGGAACCAAGTTGTTGAGGCCCTGCTGACCAGCCGCCACCTCGTAGTGACCAAGGCCGGCAAGGAAACTCGCGAACTGGAAGCTGACGAACTGAAGAACCCGAAGTCGCCGGTCGCGCCAGATGAGCTGAAGGAAGAAGACCCTCGCGTCAACATCGAGTCGAAGGTCGAGCTCAAGGAAGTCGAGCTGAAGGACGACGCCCCGGCCGAAGTGACACGCAAGGCGAAATGACATGACTCCAGACCTGGCCACATTCAGAGTACTGTTCCCCGAGTTCGTGACGGTTCCCGACGCGACGGTTCAGTTCTATCTCGATGATGCGCTGGATACTCTGGCGGCTGGCGCGTGGGGGCGGTGCTATGCAAAGGCCGTCCTCAACTATGCGGCTCACGAGCTGGCGCTTGCACAGGCCCGGGCGGCTTCGGCAGTGGATACCGGCGGTGGCGTTGTAGTGCCACAGACCGGCGTGCTGCAGTCGGGCTCTGAAGAAGGCATTTCGTTTGCGTTTGCCCAGAGCTCGGCGCCGAAGACCCTCACGCAGGAATGGCTCAGTCAGACGCCATACGGCCAGGCCTATCTCGCGCTGCAACGGCAATGCCTGAGCCGCGGGGAGTTGAGCTGGTGACCGCCAAGGTCGTCCAGTCCAATCCTGGTTGGCTGGCAAAGCTGCTCAAGAGCTATAAGAACAAGGAAGTTCTCGCGGTCGGATACCCGGCCAGCGAGACCGGGGGGATCAAATACCCTGACGGAACGCCGGTTACGCTGGTTGCAGCGGTCAACAACTACGGGTCGCAATCCATGGGGATTCCGGCCCGTCCTTTTATGCAGGAAGGCTCAAGGGCTGCGCTCGATGGCGATGCTGGGAAGATCGCCGCCGAACTGGTTCCGCTCCTGAATCAGGGGAAGATCACGGTCGCGCAGATCCTCAAGGAGATGGGGCCGTATGCAGAGGCATCTTTCAAGGGAGTTTTCACCGGTGTCGCCTGGACGCCGAACGCGGATTACACGGTCGAGAAGAAAGGCAGCGCTCAGCCGCTGATTGATACAAGCCTTCTCCGGAACACGCTGACCTATGTCGTAAGGGCTCGATAATGCTGATTCTCCCGATCCACGTAACCCACAACCTGCTGACGCATACCGTTCAGGCATTCGACGTTACGTTCGGCCGCGATGCCGCTGGACGGCCCACGATCGCGCAGGGGGCCGATTACCCAATCACGGACGCCAACGTACAGCCGGCGAGCTACAAGCAGGTGGCACTTCTGCCGGAGGGCGCCCAGACAGATGGAACTCAGGTGTTCCACACCAGGGAGCCGGTGAAGGCCGCCAGCAACACCAACGGCGCGGCCAATGGCGTGCAGACCTATATCCGCCACAATGGCGACCTGTGGAAGGTTTGGGCAATTCAGAACTGGAAGCCTCACGCATCCATCGGTCGCTACCTTCTGACCAGATACGTGAACATCGATGGGAGCATTGTCTGATGCCAACGCTCACGCAAGTAGAGGACGCGTTCGCCGCGGTCCTGGCCCTGCTGCCAGGGCGAGAGGTCGTTCAGGGTCGCATCGGCGAAGGCCCGGCACCGGCGTTGAAATATTCGCTTTGGATTCTCGACGGCCTTGAGCTATCAGACTTCCCAGTCAAGTCGATCGATGGCTCGCTTCAGCGGATCATCTCGACCGCCACACCACTGGAATTCCTGGTCAATATCTGCGGCGGGAACGCAATGGCCGACGCCGCCCAGTTTGCTCTATCATTCAGGCAGTCTCAGCGCCTCGCGGATCTGTATCGCCTGTGCGGGCTTTCAGGGATCAGCCGGCTGCAAAACCTCAGCGCTGTTGAGGTCGGAGTTTACCGGCAGCGCATTGAGTTAAGAGTCACCCTTTTTGCTGCCGTTGACCTGTCAGCACCGGCCGAACTGGTCGAAAAAACAGACACAACTTTGATCGAAGAGTCGAAAGGCTTCGAAGAAACGTTCCGAGTAACTGAAGGGGAGTGCCACTAAATGGCGACCGTAAACGTAATCAACTGTGGCAGCAACTCGCTGCCTCGCTCGCTCGATGTCCAGGTCACGGTGACCCGCCCTGGTGCCGAGGTAACCACCGATCTTTCGGTTCCTGTTTTTGCCCAGGCGGGCGGGGGGTTCGATTTTGGGGCCGGTCGCCTGGCTTTTTATTCGACGTTCGATGCGGTGAATGACGATACCCGAGTTACCGCCCAGGGCAAGCTGGCGGCGCGTGACTTCTTCGCTCAGCCTCGCCGGGCTGCTCGCATGGCTATCGGCCAAGTGTTCGACGCCCCGCAAACCGGCTACATCCTCACCGGTGCGACCGGCCTGATCGCAGCCTTCACCGCCGTAACCAACGGTTCGTTCGCGTTGTCGATCAACGGCGTCAGCGCCGACATCACCGCCTTGAACTTCAGCACTGACACCACCCTGGCCCAAGTGGCGGCGCGCATCCAGACGGCTGTTCGTGCGATCGCCACTGGTGGCTTCACGCTGGCCACCGTTGCGGTGAGCGGTACCCAGTTCAAGATCGCCTCCGGAACCTCCGGCGATACCTCGACTGTCTCCGTGCTCGAGGCCGTGACCCCTGCAGTCGGAACCGACATCAGCGGCCTGGGCTTCCTGAATGGTCAGCTGGGGACTGCTGCAGTTCAACCTGGCTACACGCCGACCGGTCTGGTCGATGAGCTGGCGCTGATCGCTGAAGCCGCCCGCTGTGGCGGATCGTTCGTTTATGGCTGGGCGCTCGACGTCGTGTACCGCGACACTCCTGAGCAGGTGGCCGCCGGGCAGTGGGCGCAGGCCCGCATCGCCGCTATGCCTCTGGTCAGCAACAGCCCTCTGGCCTGGGATGCCGGCAGTTCTTCCGACCTTGGGCCGGAGATCAAAGCGCTCGGCCTGTTCCGCGCATGGCCATACTTCCACGACCAGGCGGCCTATTACCCAGATATGGCGCTTCTCGCCGTGATGCTGTCGGTGAACTACGCCCAGCGGAAGAGCACCATCACCGCGAAGTTCAAGGACCTGGTAGGCATCCCAACGGTAAACATCAACGAAACGCAGTGGTCTGTGCTGCAGGGCAAGGGCTACAACTCCTTCACCCTGACCGGCAACACTGCCCGAGTTAACCGCGAAGGCACGACCGGGAGCGTCGCTTGGTACATGGACGACGTAGTCAACCTGGACAACTTCACCGAAGAGCTGCAGGTCGCCGAGTACAACGTCTTCCTTCGCAATGGCAAGATTCCAAACGACCCAGAGGGACAGGCAAAGCTTCAGGACGGGCTGCAGCAGGTTTGCGAGCGCTACGTCTTCAACGGCACCTTCAGCTCTCGCCGCGTGCTGGACCTGACCGAGATCGACGGGTTCCGCATCGATCCGCCTTACACCATCATCCCGAGCCCGTTCGAGCTGCAGACTGATGCCGACCGCGCAGACCGCATTGGTCCGCCGTTTGTCATCGATGTAAACCTGGCCGGCGCGATCCACTCGATCGCCATAAACATCAACGCATTCAGCTAAGGGGCGCCCAATATGTCTCGCAATAACACGATTCTGAACCAGGCCCTTTGCACCGTGATCGCGGCGGGGTCGACGGATGTTGACCACATGTCGGGCGACTCGATACGGATCATCCCGAATGCCGAAGGTTCGGCGATGGAGACCGGCTTCGATAGCACCATCACCACGCTCAGCACCGACCAATCAGGCACGTTCGAGCAGGACTTCAAGCAGACCAGCCCGAGCATCGACAAATATACTCGGCTCTGGCAGGCCCAGAAGACGTATGTCGGCGGCCTGTTCAATGTCCAGGTGATCACATCGGCAAACGCCTCGTATCGCCTGGAAGGCTGCAGCGTGCAGAGCCTGGGTACGACCGGCACCGGTGGCAAGACTGCATCGGCGCAAACGATCGTCCTGAACGTCCAGAAAATCATTCCAAACCAATAAGGCTTGACCCATGACCAATTTTGCAACCCAGACCATCAAGGGCCAACAGTACAAGCTCTTGAAGCTTGATCCTCTCGCGGGTGGTCGACTGGCCACCCAAGTAGGTCAAATTCTCGCAGGTGCTGTTGGCGACGTTGAAACCATCAAGTCGCTGATCCAAAGCCACATTGACCGGAGCAAGGAAGATTCGGCCGTAGTGGCTGACGGTGAGGCGAAAGGCACGCTTGAAAAACTGCTCGAGGCTCCGCAGCTCATCGCGGCAATGGCCGGCGGCATCTCGAAGATCAACGCAGAGGCGCTCTATGAGATGGGCCTGACCTGCATCCGCGGCAAGCTGTTTGCTACCCACAAACTGCATGACGACACGGCTATGAACGAATGGTTTGCTGATCGCCCAGATCACTTGCTTCTGGTTCTGGCCTGGGCATTGAAGGCGAACTGCTCCGGTTTTTTCGGGTTCGGCGGCCAGGGTTAGAGATCAGCGGGGCTCGCCGCCCGACAGTCGAGGTTCCTGAAGACTGGCGGATTGATAACGTGATAGGCCGCCTGTTAAAGGGCGGCCTTGGCGTTACTTGGGCAGACCTACGGGACTGGCGCTATTCATGGGATGACATCTGGGCGATGCATGACATCCTTGATCTCAATGACTGGATCGAATGGGAAAGTCACGTCATCGCTGAACGAATGAGAGGCAACCCATGATCGTCGACGAACTGGTCACACTTCTGGGGCTCGATGTAGACCCTAAAGCACAAGGCGAGGCTTCAGCATTCGGCAAGATCCTCGGCGGCGTCACTGCCGCTGCCGCTGCCGCCGGTGCCGCCCTGGTAGCCGCCGCAACATCCGTTGGCCTATACGCAATCGCGCAGTCTGAGGCGATCGACAAAGCTGGCAAGATGGCCGACGCCTTCGGGATCAACTTCGAGGCATTCCAAGAGCTTGAATTCGCGGCAAAGAAATCCGGCGCCGAGGTGGAAGAGTTCCGGATGGATCTCGAAAACCTCTCGAAGACACTTGACGACAATGACGCGCTCAAAGAGATGGGCATCAGCGCAAAGGATGCCGCCGGCAACTTGCGGTCCACCGATGCCGTCCTCATGGATGTCGCCAAGAAGTTCGAGACCCTGAGCAAGGGTGAACAGAACAAGTTCGCTGACAAGCTGACGCTGAGCCCGAGCGCGCTGAAGGTGCTCCAACAGGGAAGCGCTGGTCTCGCCAAGCTTAGAGGAGAAGCGCGCAGCCTGGGCCTGGTGCTCGACGAGACGGCCAAGAACAAGGCGGCTCGCTTCCAAAGCTCTTTGCTCAACTCGCGGTCTGTCGTTGATGCCCTCGGGAAGTCCATATCGGTCGGCCTGTTACCCTCAATGGCAGACGCGCTCGACAAGTTCACCGACTGGATTTCGAAGAATCGAGAGTTTATTGCCAGCGGCATCATGCAGGTGGTCGAAGGCGTCGGTCTCGGGTTCAAGATCTTCGGCGATGCCGTTGGGTATGTACTCGACGGAATTTCGGAACTTATCGGCCCATTGGGCGGATTTACCAAGGACCTCGATGCCACCCAAGCCATCGCTATCACGGTAGCGGCTGCACTAGCTGGGCTTGCGGTGGCGACGATCGCCGCTACCTGGCCGTTCATTGCCATCGGAGCAGCGATAGGCGCCGCCATCCTGATCCTCGACGATCTGTACAGCGCGTTCACCGGCGGCGACTCGGTCATCGGTAACTGGTTCGCGGAGTTCAAGGCAGAATTCCCGGGGATCACTGCGGCCTTCGCGTCGATCATCGAAATGATCGGCGAGACATCGTCAGCCATTGGCGGCGACCTGCTCAGCGCTATCAAGCAGATCGGCACCTTCTTCGCCGATGTCTTCGCCGCAGTGCTTGAGACGGTCTCTTCGACGATCAGGGCGATCGAGAAAATCGTATCGGGCGCAAACCCGTTTGAAGTCTTGCCTGAGATGTTTAAAGAGCAGTTTGACATCATCTTCAACCTCGCCGGGAAATATGCCGGGAAGTTGGTAGATTCGTTCAAGGGGCTTTTCGGCATGGAAGGCGCCTCAGCTCCTGCGGGCGGCACGGCCAGCGTACCGGCCGGAGTTGTGCAGGGCTCCGCAGGCGGGGGAAACCAGAACAACACCAACACCTTCAACATCAACGGCGCCGGCGATCCTGCTGCCGTTGCAAACGAAGTGGTCAAGCGCGGCGGACTGGGCCAAACCCTTCAGCAATCGAGCCCAGGGTTCTCAGGCCCGACGGTCGGATAGGAGGCGTCATGGCAGTAGCACTTTTCAGCGGGAACAACCTTCAGATCATCACTGATGGCCCCGAGGTTGATTTGAAGATTGGCGAGTATCACGCCTTCAGCGCCACCCCTACGACGTACACCATCGAGTCAGGGGCGGCTGCGGCCGATCACATCATCGAAAACCCGGATGGCCTCGAGGTTAATTGGGTGATGAGCAACATTGATGAAAATGGCCAGTCATACGGGAACCGAGCGGCCACCCTGCTGGACGCGCTTCGGACGATGATCAAGGCCAGAAAGCTATATGAGGTTGTGACTCGTCACCGGATCTATCCTTCGATGGCGATAATCGGCGTGAGTGCTGAGCACATAGGACCATTCACCGGGGCGCTTCGTGGGCGTGTAGTCTTCCAAGAGGTGAACGTCGAGACGCTCGAGCGGACAATGGTTCCAGAGTCGAAGCCAAAGGGCAGCGCCAAAAAGACCGCGAGCACGCAAACGAACGACGGCAGAATAGAGGCGAAAACCCCAACAGCTTCAGATAAAAAATCCGCAGGCAATGCGAGCGTTCTCAGCCAGATTTTCAAGAGGTAGCACATGGCTCTCATAATCCCAGTGAACAGCACAGGGGACAGGCGGATACAGGTCCTGCTGGGGACAAACCTTCTGAGCATTCGGACCTATTGGAACTCAACGGTTCCAGGTTGGTACATGGACCTGGTCGACTCCGGCGGAACGAACATCGCTCTTGGTCTGGCCCTGGTCCCGGTCGTAAATGTCCTTCAGTCCCAGCCAAACCTGACAAGGATCTACGGCCAGTTCCGAGTTTTCCCTGTCGACAATAGCGAGAACAACACAGAAAATTCGCTCGGTGATCCTGCTGTTCTCTGGTGGTTTTCGCCTGGTGAGTGGGAGGCAAACGAGATAGCGCAGGCGATTACCACCGTCCTCCCCTTCGACGTCACGACCATGTATTCGCCATTACCGCCCGCACCACCGCCGCTATTCTTGGATGGTTCATGGATGCTGGACGGCACCTATTATTTAAACGGCGAAAAAGTGCCGGCATAAGGAATGATCATGACTGATTTAACTCCGGTTCCATCGTTCGACCCTGTGGTTCAGCTTGAGACAACGACCCTTGCCTTGGGCGGCGTGTCCGGCCCGATGAACTTCCAGGCACAGAGCCTGCTGAACAGAACCCAATTCCTGTACGAAGAGCAGCTTCTGCTTCAGCAATACAACGCGGCACTTGAAAACTCCCTTGACCCGCTGAAGGGCGCTGCGAAGCTCGGCCGCTCTACCGTATCTATCGCGTCAATTGATGATCTTCTGAGCGCAAAACAGGACGAGAGCCAGGCTTATGCCGTGGCCGCCTTCTATCCTGGCGCGTATGCCTCGGCGAACCCTTCGGTTGACTCTGGAGCTGGCATTTTCAAGTGGTCGCCAAATGTCCCAAGGACACTGCACACGGGCGGGACCGTCATCAGCCCAACCGTCCCATGGGATGGCACTCACGCAACCCTGGCGGCATTCCTTGCTGGCTCTGGAGAGACCGCGCCCGGGGCGTTCGGCTGCTTCGTTCTTGAGTTCGGCGGGAGTCTTTCGGCGAAACAGTTCGGGGCAAAATTCGACGGCGTGTCCAGCGACAGCGCGGCGACAAACAAGGCCTTGGCCGTCCTGTCTCCTATCGGCGGCAACCTGATTCTTTCCCCGGGCCGGACGCTTTGGGACGCGACCGTCAGCATCGTTCGCTTCGACACAAGCGATTTTGTCAGGGTTGGGATCATCGGCCCAGGCTCAGCCCAGTGCGAAATCATGTCTACGCTGCCTGCCACAAATGCGCTCGAGGTCTTCGGCAGTGCAGGCACAGGCGTTCACAGCTACATCACCCTGAAAGGCTTCAGGATGACCAACCAGGGGCTCGGGACCGGCACCGGTGCGCTGATCAAGAAGGCCTCCTACTATGCGATCGATGACGTCATCTTCGGCGGCTACAACATCGGGCTGAAGGCCGTGGATAACCTGACGGCCTCTTTTGACAGGATGATGCTCAGGAGCAACAACTTCGGAGCGCAGTTCTCTTTCGAGTCAGTCAGCCGGCCCAACGCCCTGACATTCAAGTCTTGCGTCGTCACTGGTAACGCCCAGTGGGGCATGCAGTTCTTTGGCGGTACCAACATCAACTTCCTCGGCGGCTCTGTTGAGGGCAACGGTTCTGCAGTTGCGCCCGGGGCCGACGGTGGCGGACTGGCCTTCATTGATTCTTGCGTTGAAGGCGGCGTGATTGTCGATGCTTTCGGCGTCTACTTCGAGGGCAATTCAGGCCTTGGCGACATCGCGAGCGTGAACTCTTCGCCGACGCTTGGCGTCGGCTCAATCGTCGCCAAGGGCTGCACGTTCCAGCGGCTTTCTAACGTCACATATGTTCCGAACAATATCTACGTTGCGCACACCGGAAAGGTCTGCGTAGACGTGACCGGTTGCGGGTTCAAGGCAGGACCTGGCTATACACCAAACTCTGCGCACAAATACATAGGGTTCTCTGGCGTCGACGCGAACCTGGTCGATTTCATCCACAGCAACATGTATGAATCCGCGCTGGAAGTCCCAGTATTCGCCGGCCGAGAAATCTCGAAGGAAACAGCGGCCGCGGCCATCTTGGTGTTCAATGGGAATACGGCCGGGACTGGCGGCGTCCTAAACGCGAAAAACATCCTGTCAAAAACCAAAACAGGCACCGGTGTCTATGACATTGTCACGGTGACAAGCTTCGCAAATGCCGAGCCTTCGATTCAGGTGAACCCAGAAAGCACGACGATTTTTGGGTTCTACAGAACGCTTGTGCTTTCCTCGAACAGTTTCCGCGTCTCGACGTTCAACTCTTCAAGCGCTGCCGCCGATTTCGACAGAGTGCGCATCACCGTGCACGGGGCATAACATGGACTTTCTTCGATATTGCGAGCTGGTGATAGGCCCCCTTGCTGATTGGCAGGGGGGAGGCCCATCCGGTGAGGCCGTCCGCATCATTGCAGACGGAACCAACAGAAATCTTCGTGTTGCGTTCAACTCGAACAAAACGATCTCCGGATCGCCAAACAAAACAGACATTTCAGTATGGGGCCTTTCGCAGAAAACCATCATGGCCGTTCGCGGGAACCTGACGAAGATCCAGCTAATCGCCGGCTTCAGCTCTTCCTCGTCGAGCATTGGCCTGGTCGCGACCGGGGCGATCCTGTCAGCCATCCCTGAGCGGCAAGGGCCAGACATCGTCCTGAAGCTCTCGGCGCTTGACGGGTTCGGCGGGATGGTGCGCGGGACATATAGCCGCGCATTCGATGGCGGTACGCCGCTCAGCGCCGTGATCAAGGACATCGCCGGCGCGCTTCCAGGCGTTACGATTGGCCAGATCGATGTGGATGGCCAGATCTTTCAAAAGGGACAGCAGTTTAGCGGCGGAACAACCGATCAGCTGAACAGGCTCGCCGACCAGAATGGGTTCACCTGGTCTGTTCAGGATGGGATCTTCCAGGCATTGAGCGACAAGCGAGATAGCGGGAGAGAGTTCCTGTTCACTTCCGAGCGAAACCTCATAAGCGCTGTCCCCCTGCTCAACGGTCCAACAGCCGAGAACGTGGGGGTTGAGATTACTGCGAAGTTTGACGCGAGGATGAAGCCTGGAGACCGGATGACGGTTCAGTCGACGATCAATCCGGCGCTAAACGGAAGCTACAAATCAACCTCTGTTAATCTGTCATTTGACAGCCACGGCTCGGCCATGCTGAGAGCCCAGTCCCTCAAGGTGCCAAATCAATGACCATGACCACGACCGATACGCCAGACGATGAAGCCGCGAGAATCCTGATTGATCGGCAGATGCTGAAGTATGACGGCCCGACCCCGGCGATCGTTTCCAATGTCGCCACCGGCGGCCAGAGCGTTGACGCACAGCCGGCAATCGATCAGACAATCACGCTCGAAGGCGTCAGGACATCTCAGCCAAGGGCCCAGGTCCGCGGTGCGCCAGTAATGGCCTACGGGTCCACATCGAAGAAACTGTTTGTCTGCGTCCCCATAAGCGCCGGCGATGACGGCGTTTTGTTCCCCATGATGCGAGCGATAGACAACTGGCAGCATGGGGAAGGAAGCGGGCCGCCGCCTGACATGCAGACGCCGAGACATAGCGATCTCGGCGATTCTGTTTTCTATCCTGGCGTTTTGCGGGCGAGCAGTGAGATCTCGAACTATCCGACCGAGGCGATCACAATTCAGGATTCGGCTGCCTCTACCGTGCTGAGCCTCAAAGAGGGCGAGATAAAGCTGACTGTCGGCGCGATGACGGTGACCCTTGACGCAACTGGCCTGCATATCGTCGGCCCTGTCGACATAAGCGGGCTGGTGGCGATCACCGGTGATCTCGGGCAGATCGGGAACCAAATTGTCGACGGGACAATCACCGCAAACGCATTCATCACGGCGCCCTGATCATGGCATTCTCATTTCTGCTTTCTCGGAACGGCACGACATACCCCGACTACCAAATCAGGAACGGTCACATCGTTTTATCGAATGGTGCAGACGCCGCTCGAGACAGGATTTTCACGGCCCTCAGCATTCAAATCGAAGAGTGGTATCTCGACGTCACAAAAGGCGTCCCCTATTACGGAGCGAGTGGGATACTTGGCGGCAAGAGGACGGAATCCGAGGTTGGCGCCATTATCCGGCGGATAATTCTTCGAGACCCTGAGGTCGATCGCGTCATAAGCCTGGACATCATCCAAGACCCTTTCCGTCATGTGTCTGTCACCGGTGAGGTGAGGCTACGCTTGACCAATGGAACCAGCGAAACAATTCAGATCGAGGTTTAATCATGGCAGGCGTAACAAGCGCGGGCTTTGAGGCGAAACGCCTGGCAGATGTCCTTTCGGATGCTGCCGAACAGATGACGACTATCGTTGACCCGGTGAGCGGGGAGACGTTACAGCCGAACTTTGAAGCAGAAGACCCGGCGATGCAGGTCGTTCAGGTCCCGCTTGAAGGAACTGGTCTAGCCTGGGAGGCGATGCAGCTTGCATATCAGCAGTTCGATCCGCAGGCGGCGACTGGGCCGTCGCAAAGTTCATTGGTTCAGCTGAACGGGATCACCAGGCTGGATGCCGCTCCATCTAACGCGGCAGAGGTCCTGACGGGAACGCCGCTGGCGATCATCCCGGCCGGTCAGCTGGTGTCTGACGTGAACAATACAAATCAGTGGGCGACGACAGAGGATGTCACGCTTGACGCGCTGGGCACCGCGACCGTGACAGTTCGATGCACGGTGAACGGGCCGGTCGCCGCGGCGGCTGGCGCGCTGACAAATATCGTCACCCCATACCCGGGGCTGTCATCGGTAACGAACCCAGCAGAAGCAACACTCGGCCGAGACGTTGAGACAGACACGCAGCTTCGCCAGCGTCAGCGCCTTTCTACCATGGCCCCAGCCTCAAGCCCCGTAGAATCCGTTTACGCGAACCTGTCCAATGTCCCCGGGGTTACCTATGCGCGAGTTCGCCAGAACAACACGCTGCTGGTCGACGCGAACGGGATACCCGGCAAGAGCGTTGCCGCAGTGGTGGTCGGCGGTGAGCCGATTGACATCGCGATGACACTGCTTGCGCGCACCGGGGTTGTGGCTGAGTGGTTCGGATCGAGCAGCCTGACCCTGTTCGACGTCCAGGGTGAAGCCTATGTGGTGAAGTGGACGGTGCCGACCCCGGCGCTGATTTATGTCGATCTGACGCTTGAGATCATCAACCCTTCGATTTTCCCGGCCGACGGCCTGCAGCAGATCAAGGACGCAATCAAGGAATATGCGCAGGGCGGAGCGCCGGCACTCGGAGTTGACGACGGGTTCTCTGCCACAGGGTTCCCGCCAGGTACAACGGTAATCTGGTCGCGGCTGTTCACGCCGATAAACTTCGTTCCCGGTCACCGTGTGGTATCGCTCTTCATCGGCACGTCACCCTCTCCTACTGGAACCGCTGATATCCCAGTAGCCTGGAACCAGGTCGCCGAATTTATTGACGCGAACATAGATATCACGGTGATCTGATGGCCAGCGAATTCGACATTTACCGGCAGGATCTGCAGGCTCTCGCTTGTGCGAGAACGCTCGAGATTTTCAGCCGGTCGACAGTCCTTCGTGGGATTCAGACGGCCCAGGTCCAGCAGGCCCAAGAACTTCACACGGCGATCATCGACAGCCTTCCAGCCAGAACCTTGGCGGAAGCCGCCGGCGAAAATCTGAACGTCATCGGGAGGATCGTCGGGCTGTGGCCGCGCCCCCTGATCGACGCCTCGGCGATCACCTACTTCGGCCCTGATGATCAGCAGACGGCACCGGACCAGACGCCTGTTTATGTGACGAACGCCCCGCTTTCTGGACAGGTTCAAATCGGCGATGTCGATTATCGGATAGCCATCAGGGCGAAGATCGCAAAGAACCACACAAGGTACGGGAGCGCGCCTGAAATACAGTATTTCGCCAAGCTCGCTTACAATGCTGTTGTCAGCGTTAAAAACATCGGGCTTTCGGAACTTGAGCTTGTGTTCCCGGCCAGTACCCCCCCGCTTGATGTTGCGACAATGATAGGAGAAATGTCGGACGACACTTCTGACCATCAGTTCAATCTGCCATTGCCAACGACATCACGAATAGCGAAGGTCTCCTTCAGATTTCCTGAAGCCTTCGCCCCAGACATAGACGCAGGTGCGCCAGACGTGGCGCTAATCGGAGTAAGTTATGGCCTCAACCCGTAGTGTGATCGCGCCGCCAGTATTCGCCAGCGATGCAACAACAGTCATCCCGCCGACCCCGATTTCTGGGGTCTCATATCGCGACCCGGTAGCGGGCCCGGCGAGCTCTGCCGATGGCTGGCCATTTGCTGAGCGCGTGAACTCTGCCGAGTTCAACCAGATCATGTTCCAGCTCTCAACCATCATCGGGATCATGGATAAGCAAGGGGTTCTTGGCTGGTCGAACGCCGTTGATTATGCCGTTCCAGCCCTGGCCTTCGGCAGCAACGGCCTTCCCTACATCGCCATCCAGCCAAGCGGACCAACGACAGCAATTCAAGACCCGGTGACCTCTCCGCTGTTCTGGGAGCAGTTCTCCAGTCACGGCGTCGTGGTGTTCAATACCGCCGGCGTTACCAGCTGGACCGTCCCTATGGCTATGCAGCTCGGCTACGTCAAGCCGTTCGTCACAATTATCGGCGGCGGCGGCGGTGGCGGCTCGAATGCAAACTCCGGCGGCGGCGGCGGCGGCGGCGGCACGGCTAAAAAGCTGATGAACCTCACAGGCGTGGCCTCGGTGTCTTTGACCGTTGGCGCCGCGGGCAATGGCGCCACAGCTGGCGGCGGTACGCCAGCGCAGGCGGGCGGCGCGACGTCCTTCGGTGCATTCTTCAGTGCCTCCGGCGGTGGCGGTGCGTCCGGCAATGCTGGCCAGGATCGCGGCGTTGGCGGTATCGGTTCGCTCGGCGACATCAATGACACGCTCGGCGCAGGCTTCCAGCGGAATGCTTCTGGCACTGGCTCTCAGATCGGCGGTAAAGGCGGCGGCCCTGGCGGCGGTCCTTCGGTTGAGTCCGGAACATTGACCGGCCTCAACGCCACAGGGTTCGGCTGTGGCGGCGGCGGTGGGACTGGGGGTGCGGCTGGGGGCGCCGGGAAAAATGGAATGATTGTGATCGAGTGGTAACGGCTATCATTGAGCCATTATCGTTTGACTGGGGATTCTGAATTGGAAGAGATAGAAGGTGTCAAAGCCTGGATATGGGGCGCAATTGGTGGCCCCGTTTTGGGCTTGCTGCTCTGGTACTTCAAGCGGTCAATCGGCCAGACAGACAAGCGACTCGACGGCCTTGATGCCGATCTTGACGAGGTTCGCGACATGCTGGCAAAGAAGATCGAACGTGATGAATTGGAGCGGGTCTGGGACAAGATAGCCAGCCAAGACCAAGATATTAAAAATCTAGGCGCCGCCGTCTCAAAAGAACTTCGAGAGCAGATTGATACCCTTCGTCGAGAGTCGAATGATCACCAGCGCCAAACCAATGAACGGCTTGATAGGCTGTTCATGGTGATAACAAAAGGCTCAGATAAATGAACATCCCCAAGAAGTCGCTACTCAGCGCCGCGGTCGTTGCCTTGGTTGCTGCCGGCGCATCCCAGACCAGCATCCTCGACCAGTTCATCAAGGAAAAAGAGAGCTCGGAACGATACGAGCTAAAGGCCTACCAGGACGGCGCCATGGTCTGGACTGTCTGCGATGGCAAGACGGCAGGCGTCACGTCAACCACCACCATGACAAAGCAGCAATGCGATGATTGGCGGAAGACCGAGATCGGCAAGCGCCTCACCTTCGCGCACAAGGTCGTCAAGGTGTCGATGAGCGAGGCGGCATGGGCTGGCTTCGGTTCGTTCTGCTGGAATGTCGGGAACGATGGCTGCGCCCGCAGCAATGCCGTAAAACTGATCAACCAGAAGAAGCAGGCCGACGGCTGCGCAGCGATGCTCAACTGGCGCTACATCACCCGCGACGGCCTGAAGGTCGATTGCTCAACCCCTAACCCATATTGCTCAGGTCTGTGGGATCGACGCCTCGGGGAATACCAGCTATGTCAGCTCTAGGGATAAAGCTCGCACTCATCGCAGCCTTTGTCGTCGCTGGCGCACTCGGTGGCGGTTACTTCATGTGGGGGCAAGTGCAGGACGCCCGGGCCCTCGCGAAGGAGGCCAGCCAAAAGGCGATAGACCTGGGAAAGTCGTTAGAGGATCTGGCCAAGCGCCAGGCCGCCTCGGATGTGCTCCTTGCAGACCGGAAGCGCAAGGACAACGCGCTGAACCAGCAGCTGATAAAGTTGCGTTCTGATCTCGATGGAGCTCTGAAAGATGAACCTGCATGGTCTGCTGACTGTATCCCTGGCGCTATCGCTGACCGGCTGCGCCTTCCTGCCGACAAAGACTGTCCAGATCCGCGACCTGCCCCCTGAAGCGCTACTGGTCGATACCCCAATCCCCGCGGCAACAGGCCGAAAGAATTCAGATCTCGCCCGCTGGGCGCCGGAACTATACTGCGCCTTGATCCAGGCCAACGAAGACAAGGCCGCCTTGCGTGCATGGCGTGCCGGGACCGAATACAGACCGCAATCCTCTTGCGAGTAAATCGCCATGGCTCGGCAATTCCCGCTTCTCTCCGTAAATACGCCACAGGTTCTCAACGTACCCGGCGCGCTAACTGGATATCACCAGCTCATCATCGCTTTCGCGACCGCGCCATCGGCGGGGACCGTGCTCGTCGAGGTGCAGCTTCTGGGCGCCACTGGCTGGACCTCGCTCCAGCATCTTAATGGAGCATCGATCACGTCGGGATTCCTGGCGGCCAGGTCTGAAGGTCCGATCGCAAACTTCCGCCTGACCTTCACGGGCCTGGTCGGCGGTACAGCGCCGGTGCTGTGGGTCGATACCCAAGCTCAGCCGGCCGGGCTGTTCGCTGGTTTGGCGGCAATCACCACGCAGCCATACACTGAAGCCAACGTGAAAAACGGCCTCCAGTACAACCTGCGGGCCGCATGGCCTTTGCTCGATCCGATTGCTGCAGGGACAACACGGAAAATTTGGTTCAAAACGAACGCCAAGCCGGTGATCGTCAAGCTGCGCGAGGTTCAGTATTTGGCTGAAGAGCTGATCCTTCGGCTGTTTCAGTCCCCAACAGGGGTGACCCTTGGGACTGATCTCACAATTCACAATTACAACGGCATCAATCCTGTTGCGACCACCGTCAACGCCAAGAAGAACGTCACCACTGTTTCAGACGGGACGCAGTTCGATGGCAGCGATCCAGAGTATTTTTACGGAAGCTCAAACGATCCGCAGCGACAGTCGTCAGCAATCCCGCAGGGCCGGGAACGCATCTTGCCGGCTAACACTGAGTTCCTCGTGACAATCCAGAACTCGGGCACCGGCAATGCCCGGGTTCAGTATTACCTCGACTTCTATGAAGGGGGGACCGATCTTCCGCTGTAACAAAAAGGCCCGCATTGCGCGGGCCTTCTTCATTCTGTCGCGGTCAGTCTTTCAGGTCCTCGATGCTGACGAAGAGCGTCATGCCGTTATCGACGGCCTGTACCTCGCTCGCGCTCAGCAAGTTCTGCTCTACGACGATCACGGGGATAGGCTTTCCGGCAATGCCGCATTGCGGGATGGTCTTGTCGCGGCCCTGGGCAAGCGCCTTCATCTGCGTGTCATAGGCTTTCGAGCTGAAGCACACGATGGCGCCAGGCTGGATGGACTGACCGGCAAACGCGCTGCCGGCGGCCAGGGTGATAGCGATTGCTGCGATGGTCTTCTTCATGCCTGTTTCCTCTGCATACCGCCGGCGGCGGATTCGATTTCTGAAATGAATTTGCGGATGCCCGCCTTGTACCCTTCCGGCTTGTCGCCGAGAAGGCCGCGTCGCAGGACCGAGACGATCTCCGGAACACCACCCTTGGTGCTGGCGACCCCGGCGATCTGCTGCGCCGTCTGGATCGCCCAGCGGCGACCCTCGAGCTCTTCAACTCTGCTCATGAGCTTCGGCCTCTTCTGCTTCACGGAGGATCTGATTTAGGCGTTCTTGAGCCAGACCAGCCAGATAAGCGTGGTCGTCTGAATTCATGACTGGAACAGCCACAAACAAAAGACCGGCCTTGGTGAAGGTGGTTGCCGCATCCATCGACTTTCTGAGCTCTACAGGGCTTGCTCGGTTCATGATTGCACCGCCAGTTCAGCCAGCCCCTTTTCGATCCACACGCCACCGACACCGGCCGGCAGCTTCGGCAATTCCTTCATGGTCCCGCACATGATGCTGTTGTGCATCAGGCCCATGCTTCCGAGATCGACCAGCATCTTCAGCAGCGAGCCACGCGACTTCTGGTCCAGCACGTCGAACCGATCCAGAACAACAAGCCGGAGCTCGCTGATCTGGGCGATCGCCAGCGCCATCAGGCAATCGAAGCGCCACTGTCCCGACTCGCTGTTCAGCTCATAGATCCGATCGCCATAAGTCAGCGTCATGTCTTCGCGGATCACGGCCGCCTTCCAGCCGCACATCCCCGACAGGACAGCAAGCGACTGATTCACCGGTGCCAGCGCACCAGCCAGGATCTCGGCCGGTATTCCGTCGGGCGCAAGAGCATCGCCGACGGATAGCCAAGCCTTCACCTCTGCATGCGCCGCCGCGGCTTCCTTGGTCTTTTCCTCGACCTTTGAGAAGTCGATTCGAAGTTGCTGCTTGTCGTTGTACTCCTTGCGCAGCGCGTCGGATTGCTCGCGGCACCGGGCAAGCTTCGCTGTTGCATCATCGATGTGGGCCTGGTCGATTACCTGGACCTGTTCCGCCTCGATCGCTGCCAACTGATCGGCCGCTGCCTTCGACTCTGCGAGAGCGGCGATCTCCTGGTTCAGCCGGGCCTTCTCGGCATTGAGCGCGGTCCGCGTTTTGTTCGCCTCGAGCGCGAGATCGGTTGTCGCCTTGGTATCAGCCTTCAGGCCTTCGAACTTCGTCAGAACCTGGCCGGTGATCGTTAGTTCTGCCGCGCAGCATGGGCACGCCACCGGCACCACGCCAGCCTGCATTTCGGAAAGCTTCTGCTGCATTTCTGGTAGCGCGGCTTCGAGATCGGCGATCTTGCCCTCGGTCACTTCCTTGGCCGCCGTGCGCTCGCCGAAAAGGTCGGCCAGCTGCTGGGCTGCCTGCTTGCGCTGGGCATGGCTTTCAGATGCCTTGCGCTTTGCATCCAGGCCACCGACGTAGGCAGTACCTTCCTCGACGTTGGTCTGGGCCGCGGCCTGCTTTTCCATGATCTCCGACAGCTCTTTCTCCGTCGGGCACCGGCCTTCAGGTCGTTCGGCGCGCCAGTCCTCGGCTACGTTCGAGCCCCAGGTCTGACCGGTCACCTGCCGCCAGGCGCCTTTCGCGGTCTTGGCGCGGTTGTAGGCCTCGTCACTTGCCTTCGGGAACCCATCGCGCAGCAGCGGGACGATGTCCTTGAGCATTTCTTCCGACACGCCGCGGGCTTCAAGCTTCTCGCGCACCACCGAGCCCGACATCTTGCATCCGGTCAGACTGAACAGAAACGAACGGCGGTCATCCGGCGAAACCCGGGAAAACAAAGACGGTTCCAGCAGATACGGCATGAATGCAGCCCCGGAAAACTCGCTGACGAGGTGATCGCCCTTCGGGAGCCTGAACTCTGCGCCCTCATCGCCAGCGCCGAACTGGACGCTGATGCGGCCCTTCTGCGCGTCTTCGTGCAGCAGCTGGCCCAGTTCTTTCTTTGTGTCCACGCGGCACGGCTTGCCGATGAAGGCCATCGAGATCGCGTCACGGATGGAAGACTTGCCGCTTTCGTTCATACCTGCGATCACGGTCACTGCGTCGATCAGGTCAATCTCTGCCCGAGCAATGCCCAGCACATTCACAACTTCAAGCTTGGTCAATTTCATGGTCTTGGTCCTGGTCTGTTACTGGTCGGTTGATTGCTTGCGGTAGCCGGCATCGTACATGCGGGTGAATGTGTCCCTAAGGGCAGATCCCTCGCCGCCAAGAAAGGTCATCATCTCGCCGATTGCCGCCTCCCGCTCTTCCGCCGCGATCTGCTCTGGCGTGCGGATGGGGCGGAATGCAGGAACTCCAGGTATGAACATGTTTTCCTTGGCGACCCCCGCAAACATGCCATCGGTATTTTCCCAAACAGCGAAGCCCTTGCTGGTGTATGCAATGATCCTCACCTGTTCGTAACGGCCGCCGACTTCAGCATGCGTTCTGCGCTCACAAATCGTCCCAATAGGCGGAAGACCTTCACCGTCCCATTTCTTTTCGAAAATTTCTCGATCCAGCTCAAACAGGCATGCTGTGAACACGCTGCCATCTTTCTTGCTCGTCTGGATCAAAAATTCCCTACCTGCAATATTGCAAGGTTGAATTGTGTTCATTGCTTTTATTAGGGCTCCCTGCATTTCAATATCTGGCGTATTGATCGTCAGACGCACGGCGTGCTTCAGTTTTATGGGGTTCATGGTCATTCCTCGGTCTTGTGCACGGTCTGTTTGCGGTTCGCCAACTTCACGGCCTCGGCGATTTTCTTCATCAGCCAGGCATTGCCCAAGTATTCCCGGTAATCGTCCCATTGCTGATCAGTCATGCGGATGGGTCTCGGCTTGGTCTCTTTGGTCATGGTGATTCTCCGTTGTTTCTGACGGCAAATGTAATACCTATTGTGCTACAACGCAAGCATAAAAAAGCCCCGGCATTAGGCCGGGGCTTTTGTGTTTCAGTGCGTGTTACGCAGCTTGCAGAACCGACTGGTTGCCCAGTTCGTCTTCTTCAGAGATCACGCCTTCCTGCTCCAGTCGCTTCACTGCTGCTTCAGCGACTTCGAACTCGCAGTCGAAAGAGACCGAGATCCCGCCAGCGCTGACCGATTGATCGGCGATGACCTTGGCCTTGATGCGCTCGAAGAGCTCGTCGGTCAGTTCGTCGATGGTGTCGAACGATACGGCGCCGCCTGTAGGGGCTGGGCTCGTGCCAGTCCCCGTGGTTTCGGTCCAGTCTTCGGGGTCATCCAGGCCATCGAATGGATCACTCCCATCGGTGGTGGTAATGGTCTCGCCGTCCTTATGGGTGATGGTTCGTTCAATGATCTTGTCGACCGGCGTCTTCTGGCGGACAAGCTCGTACTGGCCGTTCTTGTCATCGCCAACCCATTCGACGTGACCTTCTTCGGCCATCCGCTTCAGGATCTCAATCGCCTTCTCATAGCCAATTTTCAGAAGGTTCTGCAGGCCGGCAACCGATGCGTTCTGCTGCTTGGTGATGAACTCGCGAGCATCGTCCAGCATCTTCGGCGGGATCTCGATCGGCTTTTTGTCGTCCTTCTTGGCGCGAGGCTTCT